AGCTGCGCCATTGACGGCGCTCGCCATACCCTTGAAAGCTCCACCGATAAACGGTAAGTGGCTGGCAGCTTCAATTACCTTGCCGATAGCCCCTACCAGGTAGCCAAAGGCGTCTACAACGAGCTTGAGAGCGTCTACAACTATCTTTCGGAAGGTTTCTGAGGCATTCCATAGTTTAACGAATCCAGCTACTGCTAAACCAATTATTGCAATAATAGCCACAATTTCTCCGTTAGCTTCTATCCAGGCCTCAGCTTGAGCATAAAGAGATTTTGTGACATTTACTATGACGGCTAATAAAATTGTGCCAATTACCAGAGCTACAGCTTCTAAAGCTGCTTTGTGATTAGCTAGCCACTGAACAGAATCAATAAACCAGCTTTCAAGCTTTGTTAATACTGGGAGAAGAAGAGCTCCAATTTTTTCTTTAAGATCCTCTGTCTGAGCTCCCATAATTTGTAGCTTGCCAGCATAGGTCTCAGCATAGGCAGCAGCTTGACCGCCGATCTTTTGATTAAGTTCGTCAAAAGCTTTAGTAATAGCTTGGTTTTTAGGCAGGTTAGTATCTAAGACAATACCAAACTCGCGAAATGCCCTGGCAGCACCAGTTGTACCGCGCGTAAGGACGGTTGCAGCTTGAGCAAGATCTTCGTGCTTGAGGCGAGCGTAATCCGCAGCTACACCCATAAGCCTTTGAGACTCAGTAACTGATCCAGTCGCCGTAATCATCTTTGTTAAAGCTTCGCGGGTATCGTTAGCCTTAAAGCCTAAAGCTTCCATTGAGGTTGTAGATTGTTCAACAGCTTGACGGTTAGCGTCTGTGTTTTGTTTTGCGTTATTCATAGCTACGCCGAGGGCTGCTATAGAAGTTTGAGCGCCCTCAGCTGCTTTTACTGAATCTTTAAGAAATCCCTCGAATGCCTGAATACCCTTTTGGATTTCTGAGCTGGCAAAAGTACCGAGCATAACGCTCTTGAGATTAGTGAACTTACTAGCTGTCGCCTCAGCTGCAGCCGAAATACTTTTAATGCTGGTGGTCGCCTGATTGACCCCAGTCTGAACCCCAGAGGTTTCAAGATTGACGGTGATATTTAGTGGAGGGATCTCACCTGCCATTGACTATCCCCCTAAAGGCCTATAAGCGTAAGCAAGAATCTGACTGAGCTGACCTGACGTAACAAGAGTTGTCAAAGCAGGCTCCATATAAGGATATTTTACCCCACTTGTCCACTTGCCACCGCCGAGTTCAAGTTGTCTGGCATAAACAGCACCAGCTCCGACCTCAGCTGTATAAGTACCAAAACCTCTGCGACCAGAAGAATATGTCATAGAAGTTAAAAGAGTTCCCGTACCTCTGTTAGGACCGTTATTAGATCCGATATGAGGACCGTATTTGTAATACTGCTTGCCTGCGTTTGGTCCGCGCGTGACCGTCATACGCACTGGAGGATTAGGAGCTGAATCAGCATTTGTTTTAGCGTTGATATACGCCTGGCGAGCTATTAAGCCCATAGCGTTACCGCTAGCTTGATCAAAGCGATTAAGCCAGCGCTGCATACCAGCTTGAAACTCAGAAAAATTGTCAGCCACTACGGTTATTCGCTTTCTCTATCTGCTCGCTTTTTACTTCTTCTAGGGTATCAGCGATAGCTAGTAGCCAGTCGGACTTGCCAGCTGGTAGATCATCTACCTGATCTGGAGTCCAGCCAAAACGATCTGCGAACTTAAAATACCGCCACTCTTCATCTGGATAATCCATATCCTCGTGGCGTTGAAAGCCCTGGAGTCTTGACTTTAGGCGTTGGAGCTTTCTGTAGGCGCTTTTGGGTCTTTTTCAGTTTCCTCAGTCTTAACTAGGGCAGGAAATAGAACTGCGCTAACTTCTTCTGAAGCTTTTACAAGAGCGTCATAATCTGCAATTTCCAGCTCTTCTAATGACTCGGGCTTAACAGAAGGAATAATTAGGTCGTAGGACCATTCTTCAACGATTGTAGAGATAAGAGCTTCACTGAATGCTAGACCTTTAGCAATATCGCCAGTGAGACCGTCGCCAGCTTTGATCACACGGTTACGATCCTTGACTCTGAGAGTAGCTGGATCCTTAATAGTGACGGTAGCTCCAGAGGGGAGTGAAATCTTCTTACTTGCCATTTTTGCCTCCTATAGGTTTCCTCATATCTTAGAGGATAAAAGCCGAGTAGGGGAATCGGCGAGGCAAAATCTAGCCGTGTTCCCCTACTCGATATCAGGGTTTATAGGTAAGCAGTAGTTACAGCGTTTTTAATAACCCACTTGATAGGTGAGTATCCGACTGTTCCAGAATCTGTGAGGTTACCTTGAGCGTTGATATCAACGAGAACTTCTACGAAATCCTTTGAGCGTTCGATAACAGCGAGTGTGTATGCACCCTTTGTAACGGTAGCTTGGATTTGAGTCTGTGAAGCGCCTGAGCCTTGAGTCCAGTTGAACACAAGAGTTGGTTGAGTATTTGTGAGGTAGTTTGTGAGCTGTGCGTCAGCTTCCATAAGGAAAGTGACCTTGCCTGTTACTTCAAGAGCTCCTACGAATACCTGGTAAGGGTTTTGTGTATTTCCGATACCAAAGATAGGAGTTACTGGACGCTTCATATCTATATTTCCAGTAGTCGCGTTAGAGACCTGGGTTCCAGCTACTGAAACTGTGCCGTACCAAACAGGGGTAGGTAGGACGGTTGAGAAGCTAGGAGTAGGAGTTGAAGCTGTAGCTGAAAGCCAGCCAGTAGACTTTGCGTCGTACTCAAGAAGTCCCTCAGCTGTGAACTTGAGAGAGAAATCGTGGAATTGTTGTCCTGCGTAAGCGCGGGTGTTAGTTGCATAGAAATCAGTCATTGTGAAGGCAGCTGGTTGAGCGTCTGCAGCTGCTGTAGCTGAGTTTTTAAGAGCAATAGTGTGGACGTACGGTGCTGAGCCTGAAACTACATCTTCACCGAGAAGTCCTGCGATTGGATAGCCGATTGTGTCCGCAAAAGCTGCTCCACTAAAGTCGAATGTAGAGTTTCCGCGACCTTGAATGTAGTTGTAATTCTTAACGAGTGATCCACGTAGACCCTCATCATAGAGAGCTCCGTACGTATCAACTGGCTTGAGGGTAGAAGCTAGGACAGGGATAAATACAGTCGGTGTAACTGGTGTTCCCTTTGTTGTCTCTTTAGCAATACCTACGTACGAACGGTGTGTATTTTGTACTGACATTTACTCACGCTCCTTGCGTTGTAGCAGACGGGGCTGCTGGTGTCGGTGCAGCTGCAGCTGCTTTTTTAATTGCTGTTGCAGGAGTTACGTCGGCTGCCGTGAAATCTGCTGGAGCCTCAAACGTGTCGCCTGGTTTTACTGTCAGTACAAGCGTAGGAAACTCACGATCGCCGTCGCCTGTGTAGGTGTAGCTTGCCATTTTTCTCCTATGCCTGGATCATTTCAGTTACATCAAAACGAATCTCTGCGAAAGTTTCAGTAGCGCCGTTGTCTGACGTTATAGGCTCTCCGTAAAGAGTATCTATCGCAGGCTCGGCACCCTGCCACACCAGATTTCCAGTCGTATCACCGAATCTATGATCTGCTCGCAGCGTTGCCTTAATGTTGTCTATAAGTGTATCAAAATCTGTCATAGCGTCCTCGGCGTCTCTCTGCATTGAATGGTGAAAGACCTGTAGAACGACCGTGAAGTCCACTTGTTTCCAGCCGTTAGTAGCTCCACCGATAGCTATGCGCTTTTCACGTTCACTCTGAATAAAGATTACAACTGCAGCTCTGGAAAGCTGTCCAGCCGTCGCATTGACCTGGTAGTTAATGCGCTTTGGGAAAGAAGTAAATATCTGATTAAGCCCACCGATATTGGCATTTTTTAGATATGTATAAAGCGTACCTCGGACGCCTGTGCGACCTGCCATTTATCGAACCTTACGGAATGGACGCAGTAGCTCCTTAGCCAGTGCAAGGTCAGAGCCGATAATGTCTTGAACGCTAGGCCCAGAGGTAGCCCTTGTAGTAACAGCCATAGTAAGCGAGTTGTCTCCACGAACCTTGAGGAAATCTGTAACGACCAGGATTGCAGCTTCTTTAACAGCTCCAGGCATACCTGAAAAAACTGCGTTTGAGTGGGTATAAAGCAAAGCTGTTGTCATAGGGACGGTAGTAGATCCGTAGCTGTAAGTAGAAGCTACTTGTAAGCGCTCGGTGTATTGACCGTCATAAAAATTAAGGATCTGTCCAGGAATAATGCCTGTGGCGTCAGTAACTGTGACGGTCGTTGATCCAGCTGTACCGCTACCGATTGTATCTACGTAACCGCAGACATAGGTGTAATTGGTATAAATCTGAGAACCAGAAGAAGGTGGAAAACCGAACGATAAAGGCCCCTGGGAGCTGTATGAGAGGCTCATTTGAGCTATTGGATAAATCACCTTATCCGACTCAAACCAGAGCGAACTGAGGTCTGTGACGGTCGTTAAATTGGTAGGTGAAGGGCCATAGCTAAGAGAGTTGAAGGAGACAACAGGGTTGATCTCTGGACGGATAATGAGATTGCCTTGAGGGGTCATACGCGTACGCTGCTGCTCGGTCATTGTGCGAGCAATTAAAGACTGGTTGAGGTGTGTGTTGATCCAGGAGCTAGCGCGACCAATAACAGTGAGGAGCTCTGCGTCTTGTTGAGCTTGAGTACCGCCTACTACAAGGTTGTCATAGTCAATAGCTGTAGGGGCATTTTTGTATTCGGCAACACTGAGGTATTCGTCGTCTTGATAATACGGTGTGTTATTAGTTACCGCTGGTGTTGTCATACTCTATATCCCCATCTGTGCGTGGCGTGGATTCGTACTCGTGTCCGCACCGTGAGCACTTTCTAAACCACGATCCGAAACCACATTGGGTACAAGTGTACCCTCGCTGACGGTCTCCAGGATTGTAAGCATTGAGAGAAGCCTCTACAAAGCCCTGGTCTTTTAGCGCTTTAATATGAGTTTTATTAGTAACCTCGTACAAACCAGACTTATCAGCTCTATAACGAGTAACTCCAGATTGACCTTTGATATTAGTTTCTTTTACGTGTCCGTCGCGTGGTACTAACCGTGCCATTTTTGCCTCTCTTAAACGATAAAGGGAGAGAGCCAAAGCTCCCTCCCCGTATCTTATTCAGTTTTTACTTATGCAGCTGTGATTCCTGAAACGATACCGTTCCAAGCTGGAGCTGTGCAGAAGAATGTTCCGCGGAAGTAAGTTGAGAACTCATAAGCGAACTGAGTGACAGGCCATTGGATACCCATATAGTCCTGAACGAGGTAGTTAGACCAAACGTCTGAAACCTCTGTGTCAGGGATCGGAAGGGTCCAGCTAATTACTGGAGCCACTCCTTGTGGGAGCCACGGATGAACGATTAGGTCCACACTTTTTCCTGTTACTTCGTTCACAATTCCACCGACGACTGAACCGAGGATTGCTCCTGTGGTTTCATCTTGAGTGATATTGAGACGGTAGTTAGCGTTAGCTGCACCCTTGATTGAGTCAGATAGCTGCTTGCGATCTGAACCGTTGATCAAGATAGCGTCTGGATCTGCCTTTACTGCATTGTATAGGCCAGCAAACACTGATTGGAACTCTGTTCCAGGGTTAGTGTTTGAGAATGTTCCAGCGATATTGTTGATATATCCGCTGCTTGATCCAAGTAGTGTAGGAAGGATTCCGTCATAACCTGTTGAGTAAGCAGAAGTATCAGAAGAAGCGCGTGTAGCTACTGCGCCTGTAGTTGTATATGGAGCCTGGTTTCCTGTTGAGGAAGTACCTGTACCACCGAGGGTGAATACAGTTCCAGTTGTACGGCCCTGGTACTTAGCATTAGCTGCACCAGTAGTTGTACCTACATATACGTTGTAAGCAATAGCTCCTGTTACAGGAGAGATTGTTACTGTAAGAGCTTGTGAAGTTGTAGCTTGTGACTGTACAGAAGTCAATACTGACTCACCGAAACCAGTTGAAGATACACCAGCGTCTGCTGTTACATAGACGTAGTAAGTTGCGTTTGTAAGAGCTGTTACTGAACCAGTTGCTGTTACAGCAGCAAGAGTTACTGTTGAAGGAGCTGCAAGAGCGCCTGAGTAACCAGAAGCTGTACCGCGACCCATCAACATCATTCTTTCTTCCATCAACATTGTTGCGTAAAGTGTTGAGGTTGAAGATAGCTGACGTAGATCTTGATATCCAAGACCTGAGAAGTTAGCGTCGAAGCTAACTGAGTCAGATAGTGAGTATGAGTTGTACGGTAGAACGATATCGTCTGCTGTGTAGCTGATCTTTGGTCCACGCTCGAAGTTGATTGAACCGAAAGCTGTGGTTGTGGTCTCACTCACGCCAGGCCAGATTTGGCCCTGTCCGCCCGTGCCTGTGCCCGTATAGCCAGTAATGCGCTTTACACGGTGAGAAGTACCGACACCCTTTTTACGTGGGATACGGTTACGAAGTGGTGTTGGACGTGGTGTGAGGAGCTTTGCAGGAGCTTCCAAGTCGAACGCAGCAAAAGAAGTGCTGAGTGGGCTTGTTAGCGAAATATCCTTTTGGATATCTTGCATAGCTAGACGTTGAGCTGAGATTGCGTTATTCAAGCCAGCTAGAGCGTCTGGGGTTAATGACTTTGTAGCAGCCATAGCTTCAAGAGCTGACACTGGGTCAGTTACTGGAGCTTGTCCTGGAACTGAGGAACCAGAAGAGAGAGCCTTTCCAAGCTCAGCCTGGTACTCGTCCATACGCTTAGCTGCCTTCTTAGGTGATTCGACGTCTGAGAAGAGGTCGCTCGCCTTTGGAGGTGTAAGAGCCAATTTATTTCCTTTCGAGTGGGTTAGTGAATTAGTCCTGGTCTACAGGCTTGCCAGCTTTAGATAAAAACTCTTTTTCTAAAGACTTATAGCCCTTAACCAGAATTGGATCAGAGGTTGCTGCTGCCTTAGCTTTGTATTCCGCAGCCTTGAGCAGTAGCTCGTTTGTTTGTGTCACGGCAATACGTCCAGTGCGCTTTGGCCCACCAGAGACTGCTGCTGACTTTGCTGTTACGAGCTCTGATTCAAGTGCTACCGCCTTTTCCTCAGCTGCCTTCGTTGCAGCTTGAAGTGAAGCGATCTCTGCCTTGACTGATTCAGTCGCACTCTTTACAGCTTTCTCTACGATCTCAGCTACAGCTGACTCGTCGAGAATATCGTTTGTTGCAGCTTCCTCAGCTGCTGGAGTTTCCTCAGATACTGCAACCTCTTCACCCTCAGCTGACTTGATTGAGCCACCGAGTTGATCTGGAGTCATAATGGTTGCAGTTGAGACGTTAGCCGTTGTAGCGATACCTGAGTTATTTCCAGCTATCTGAACGGTAGATAGACCGTGATCTTGTCCTGGCATACCGCAGCCACACTCTAGGCACTTGCCGATAGAGGCTGACTTAGCCATAGCGCATTTCATACAAGGGGTGCTGTCGCAGCCACCGTCAGCTTTACAAGCTTTGCAGCCGTCGCATTCGCAGTCAGCGTCAGCTTCCTTTGCAGACATTTCCATAACTGAACCTGACATATCGTTTGTCTCGCCTTCTTCATCTTCGCCGTCTTTCCAGCGAAATAGGTGCTTGATTGCGTCGATAAGCTCTTCAATATCGTCACGCTCATCTGAACCGTCAGCCATCTCGCCAGCTTCAACGATAATAAGCTGAGCTAGTGCGCGACGTGCAGTGTCATAAGACGCCTGATCGAACTTAACTGTGTCTCCTTTAGCTGACTTAACCAGCTCTAGGATTGTTTCTGCTAGGACTGATTTAGCCACTGGTGTCTCCTTTGTAGGTGTTACTGATTTTTCTTCTGTTTCAATTAGCTCTTCAACCTGGGTAAGTGTGCTATCGCCACCGACAGACTTAGCTAATACAAGCTGGCAGGTAGGGTTAGCAGGTCTATCAACGAGAGATAGCTCTACGATCTGACCGTCCACAATACGACCGTTAGCAGCCTTTGTATCGCGGATTACGCGTGGGCCTTTAATTCCAATAGAAAAGCCTTTTAATACTTTGTGTTCAACTTTACGAATTGAGTTAGGATCTACAATTTTTGCTTCGACGTAAAATCCGTCTCCCTTTTGCTCATACTCAGTAGCGACACCAGCTGCAATAGAGCTGTGTTGCTCACGAATGTTTCCACCAGACTTAAACCATTCTGGGACCGCTTTTGAGAGCCAGTCGTTGTCGCAGATCTGGTTGTCGATATCCAGGTCGTCAGAAGTCGCCTTGCCGTAGACCGTCAGTGTTCCGTCGTCGTTTTTGTCATACTTAAAAATCTCCGCGTAGGAGGTAGCGAAATCATTTGCCATTATTGCTTTCTCCTTGTTAAGTCTAGTTGCGATACTTTCACTCATATTTAGTTTTAAGCTGAGTACACGAGGCAGACTGCGCCTGCTGTTGTACCTGCAGTTGAGATTGCATAAATCGAGTCATTACCGTGCATCCAGATTTGCACAGTTGCACTCGGAGCGAGGATTTGACCTCCATTGACACCAGAGGCAACAGTAATTGCGCTATCACCGAGGTAGACAGGTGCTGTGTCGCGGTTTTGGATTTGTACAGCGACGTATCCAACGCCATTAGGCATTGTCAGCAATAGGGTTGGGTTTGTACCCACTGTTACGTTTATATGATTCAGAGCCATTAGAGTCCTATCTGCGTGTGTAAGTAAAATTGTAACGGTTTCACACGCCGTCTGCTTAGGACTTAGAGCTCAGGCCATTCGAAAGTAAGATCTGGTACCTGACCTTTGGCTCTCATATCTTTGTACATAGCGACCATACGATCCCAGTACACGCTTTCTTCTGTTGTCAAGTTTTCTCCGTGCTTACTTAACCCCAAAAGAGCCATACGAGATATATCGTGCCTTCGTGTTGCGTCTAGCATTTTGCCTCCTTATGACCTTCCCAGGCTTTCCGCGTAATAGCTGTAATCGCCAGCTTTATTTAGAAATTGGGAGTATAGGTCTTGATTGACTACATCAAGCTTGCCCGACCCTCCAGTAGCTATGAGGGTAGGACTGCCTTTTATTCGACTGTCGTAAAGATTCACGCTATCGAACTTTGTAGCTATGCCAGGAAATACCTGGCTTACAGCTGAGTGAATTTCGTAGACCTTTTCTGAGCCTACTGAACGTGAACGAGCTGCGTCTTGTTCAACAGCCTGTTCGGTAGGTACGGTTAGATACCTTCCTTCAACACTGTAACCATAAGATCGCGCCGTGTCAATTTTCCCCGCGACAGCTGAGACAGTATTGTTGCCTGTACCGTCGAGTAATATATTTTGATTTCCCTCAAAAGCTCTAGCCATAATTTCTTTGCCAATAAAGCTAGATTCTTCGTGGACAAAAGCTGGATTTTTAGGATCGAACTCAGGCAGCTGAGCTTTAATTGAGTCCACGTCGATCTTAACGTGAGGATCTTCCCATTTGTCTACCCCGCTAGTAGTTTTACCTGAGGCTGGACCTCCTCCGAGCATAACAAACTTAGGATTATCAGATTTAGGAATACCAGCTAAACGCTCCTGGATAATTTTTTCGTGAAGCGCAGTTCTCTCTGGGCTGAACCTTACGCCACCTCGACCGTCACTAATAAGGTGAGGGGCTCCTGAGCCACCTTTTTGATCCTCAGCTTCTTTAGGGTTAAGCGAACGACTACCGCCAGCTGTGCGTGTGTCGTTAAAACGAGCTGATCCGTCCCCACCGCCAGAAGTAAAGCGACCTCCAGCGTCTCGAGGCTGATCTGGGTTGTACTTGAGCAGGTCAGCGTCTACCGACTTAAATCCGCTATCTGTGAGAAATTGCTGCCATTTGGCAGGGTATGACTCAAAAGGTGCATTGTTATTGACTAGCTGGATCAGCTTTACTTTTTCCTGCGAGGTCAAGCGTTGAGCTAGATCCGCTAACGCGTGTGAATTATCTGGGTTGTCGATCATTGTTTTAACACCGCTATCGCTGTTCGATTGAGCATAATCGTTGCAGGGACTCCGTTTCCGATTGAAACATACCCGTCAAAGCCTCTGGCTGCAAGCAGGCGTCCTATGTCAAGTCCTTCTGGGTTAGCTGGATCTTGCATTTGATTGAGCGCGACCCGCACGTCATTGTCACTAGCGATTCTTGCTCCAGGTACGACAGTCATACTGATAACTCTTCCGTTATCTTCCTTATCGGCATAAGCCTGAGCTGTATCTACTTTAGCTGTTGAGTAAATACCATTTCCGCTTACGCCTGTACCACCGTAATACTGACCTGTAGCAAAGTCTGTAATGATTGCGTCGCCAGAAATCTGTTGCCCGTCAGCATTTGTATAGGGAACTACACCTCTGTAACGCGTGTAACCGCTTGCCCTAGCATATTCGTCGAACTTAGCTTGATCTACTAGCTGAGCTGGGCCGTCAAAACCTTGTTTTGCAGCTATAGCTTCTAAGCCTTTGTCGTTGCGTGGCCCTGCATTAAACGGAGACCAGGCAGGTGATTCAGATAAAAGCATAGGGTTAGTCAGATCATCACCGACTAGATCCTTACCAGCTTTGTAACCGCCAGTTGAACTTGATCCATCACCAGACCCAAAACGCCCACGTTCGTCTCTTTCCTGGTCAGGCGAATACTTTTCCAAGTCAGCTTGTACTGCCATCTCACTATCTTCTACAGGTTGATCCGTATATTCAGGTGTACCAGATAGATCAGGCATTACTGGGATAACGTCGCATTGACAGTTAGGGTGTACTGGAGGTTGGGTATCTCCGCTAGGAAACTGATCTCCCAGATTGACGATTTCCCCGTCATTGTCCAGGCAGTCAGCGTCCTCTGGATCATTTACGGTCCATTCGATCTGTTCAACATTGTTAGCCTGGTAGCTATCCAGATTAGCTGAGATCTTAGCTCGTTGGCCCTCTGTGATAGCAATAGTCAGAGCTCGTTCAGGAGCTGAGAGGCTGTCTCGAATGTCGTTAGCTATCTGTACTGGAGTCTTACCTTGAGCTATGCCGTCAGCTAAAGCTGTGCCTAAAAGATCGTGGCTGTAGTCAGATATGCCTCGAGCTTGAATATCTATATCACCCAGGAGATTTTTAAGTCCACCTGGTTCGTCGAGTAGAGCTGCAGCTGCTTCATTACCTGGAGTCCAAGCGTCCCAGTTGATTGTAAAGTTAGGATCAAAGATAGGCATACCTTGAGCGTTAGTTTTAGGCTTGCTAGTAGCTGTAGCTACTGGACCCTTTTGAGCTTTTGCAGCTTGAGCCATATTTTCGAGAGCTTCAACCTGTCCCAAAACATACATATTGCCGTAGTGGGTCCGTAAAGCTTTTTTATACGCTGTCAGATCTAGCTTGACATTGTTCATAGCCCACGCGCGAGCGCGAGCGCGATCTTGAGCTTTATTAGCTGTGATCGGTGGGTGAGTGTCCATATATTGCGTATAGACACGTCTAGCGTCAATACTGCCAGCTAAAGCTGCGCGGATCTTGACTGCACTCTTAGCTGCTATACGCGCACTAGCTTGACGTGCGCCTACGCTCATAGCAGATAGGCCTTCACCAGGGATTTAGCTGTGTCCAAGTCGCCGTCAAAAGCACACCTGTTCAGAGCTTCTCCTACGATCGGATCTAGATACTTAAACACAAAGTCTCTACGGTCAGCGTGACCCTTTTTAGCCCACTTGAGGAATGCGCGAGCTTCATTAGATACAGCCTTACCCATATCAGCTGTGCCTAGCCAGACTGGAGCTGTGTCCATACCGAGTAGCCACATAGCAAAGAGTCTGTGGTGTCCGTCTACGATAATCAGCTTTTCACCGTCGTCATATACAAGCGCATAGCTACGGTAAGGAGTAAGAGCTTGTCCCATAGCTTCAATATGATCAGCTACGTTAGAGCGATCAAGCTGTGTGTCTGTTCCGTACAGCTCTTTAAGATTGACCAGGGTTAATTGAGCTTGCTCCCAAACGTCAGGATTTACTGGATAGTCGCCGTCCTGGGTTTCAACTACAGGCCAGGGTGAAGCTACCGTGTCAGCTAATTCTTCTGGGTTGTCAGAGGTAGGGTGATTGCCAGCTGCATTAGGCAAGATAGCTAAACGTGATAGTCCAGCTTTGACCTCAGCTTTTGACGGTACGCCAGCTTTGAGCAGATCCTCTTCAACAAACTTGACATTACCTGGCTCAACTTTAGGAGCTGGTGTTTCAGCTGCAGGCTTTTCTTCTCCAGGCTTAGCTTCTTCCCCTGGAATAGGCGCTACAGGCGCTACAGGGGCAGGTTTATCCTGGACTGGTGCGATTGGATTACTCTCAGCATTATCGAGGCTTGGAGGCTGTCCTGTGGCCGTTGTAGCGTTGATTATGCCGTCTGGTGAGAAGATAAAGACAGATTGACCAGCTACGAGCATAGGTTGATCAGCTGCAGGTGTGTCTAATAATGGAAGTCCGAGCTCTGAGCGACGCTCGTTGATTGTGCGAGTAGCTCCACGAAGCTCAATATCAGCTCTCTTAGCTTCTGACTCGTTATCGCGTCCTTCGTCGATCATAAACTTAAACTCAAGCTCGCGTGGCATACCGAGGTAGCTGTAGCTGAGGTTTGTGAGCATTTTAGATAACCAGGTAACAAGTGGGCCTACGCCGATTTGTTGAGCTGATTGCTGTTCGCCCATCTGGTGTCCAGAGTTTCCTAATCCACCGTGTCCAGAGAAGCCGATCTCAGTAGGCATAACTCCGAAATGTCCGCAGATACTAGTAACGAGGTACGTGTCTAAGATTTCCTTAAACTTCTCGCCGTATCCGTCGAATTGAACTGGATCAAAACCAGCTGGGAGAACACGAGCTCTCTTGCGCTGTTCAGTCTGTCCAGCTAAATCGTCATTGAGTGAGTTTTCAAGCTGGCGTAGAAGAATTGGATCATTACCAAAATCAGGATCTACCTTAAACATAAGCTCTGGCAATACGCCATCTGTCCATTCAGCTCTAAGCCATTGTTGTCTACGTAGGTAAAGATCAGCTACAGGTAGGCAGCGCTCGACAGGTGAGTTTCCATAAACGCTCATAGCTCTACGGTTGCGAATTAGATAAGCAAGCTCGTCAGCTGTGAACTCGCCATCAGCTTCTGGGTTATCGTTTTGAGCTGTGAACTCGCTGCGAGGGAAACCGTAAAGGATCTGTTGATAAGCAGCGTTAGGCGCTATAGGACGCATTCCACGATCGTCTAAAAGTGGCTTAATTGTTGATCCGTCTAATACTTGTAATCCGTAAAGATCTCCACCGACTGTGCGCTGAGGCCAGATAGCCCAGGCGTCTAGTACCAAGATTTCTTCAAGTGAAACCATTAGCCAGTCAATAAAGGTGTAGCCGTTAGCCTTATCTGGGTTTTCCCAGAATGTACGACAACGATAAATCTCATCTGCGAACTTATCACGAGCTTGAGCCATAGCTCTTACGTGATCTCCACCGATTTCAGAAATAATCTTTTCTGAGGCGTCCTCAGCAATAACGATATCCCAGTCAATTCCTGTGATCTTTGATTTGAGCACTTCAATACAACGGCGAATTATGTCAATCTGTTCAGCTGCGCCACGTAGGGTCTTAAAAGGTACGAGCTTCTGCTCTGTAGCTACGTTGATATTTTGAGCTACCTGGTATTCGTAACGACGTGGATCAGCGCGTCCGTTATCGCCTACTGGGTTAATTGCTCCAGGAGTAATTGGTAGACCTGGTGCAAAAGGTACATTTCCAAAAGCAGGATTACGTGGGAGAGGCTTAGTTGTGTAGCTATTGTTAATCGAAGCTTGCTGCATTTGCTGTTCAGTCATAGTGACTGCTCCAGCTGGAAGGTTAGGTGCTGCCTTTTCGATTTGATCTGCTACTGCTTTTGCTAGACGGTCAATTAGACCCACGTGTCTCTCCTAAGTTAGCGCCCCTTGTATTACAGGCTAGGTGTAATGATAGCGGTTTGACACTTAGGACACACGTTTGTTCCCTTTGGTGAAGGCATTCTGCAATTAGGACAGAAATCAACTTTGCTAGCTAAATACTGCATAGCTGGAGAAGCTGCAGATAATTCTGTAATTGCCCACACTAAAGCGTCCATTCTGTCTGGTGAAGTACCTGAGTCTGGAGTCCAGCTGACCATTTGATCTTCAAGCTGATCAAAACCTCCTACGTGGTGAACTTTGCCTTGTTCGTATAACGCAGATACTGGCTCAGCTCTAATCTGCTTACCTCTGGTAGCTGTCACTAACTTAATTGGCACTGTCGGATCGACGTGGTGAATAACAGATCCCACCATATCTCCACCGTTATTTTTTTCAGCCACAATTCGATTAGCTTTGTATTCGTGATACAGCTCTACAGCTCTCCTGGCCCAGCCGTCGGGGGAAGCTCTCAAAGTTCCGTCATACAAAACGTAATACTGTCCGTCCATAGATACGCCAGCTACGATCATTCCTGTTTCGTCTGAGTCCTCGCCTGAGGTAACAGCTGGGTCGATAGCTACGCAGATCCTGGTCATATTGGGAGCTTCTTTTACCCTGGCGTCGTCGATCATCTTGCGAGTCCATAGTGCGCCCTCAACATCTTCTAACAGCTCACCGTATAGCTCCTGGCGTCCAAGCCTGGTGCCGTTATATCTCAGCTGCAGCTCGATCAAAGCTTGAGGAGCTAAGTTAGCTGCGTTATCAAAAGTTGAGCCTCGAACTACTTTGACAGATCCGTCAGCTCGAGAGACTAGGTTGCGTACAAGCGATACAGGTTTAGGCGTTGTCGTCACTACCGTACGTGGGTGATCTCCCAGGCGTAGGCCAAACTGTAGCTGGTCCCAGGTGTCTGAGTATCTCCAGGAGCTGAGCTCGTCACACCAGGCGCCGTGGAATTGAGGTCCTCTGAGGCGATTAGGCTCGTCAGCTGAGAAGAGTCGTATCAAAGACCCATTACGCAGCTTTATATGCCCGTAGGTACGGTTGTAGTCCTCTAAAACGTCATATTCACGCAGTATGCCAATAATCCCTGAGTTTCCCTCAGCGCAGACGTCTCTTACGTCGCCAAAAGTAGGAGCTACGATCGCCCAGCGTGTGTGATCGTTTGTAGCTGCTTGCCAGGCTAGCCATTCAGCTGCCATACGTGTCTTACCAGCTCCACGTCCAGCTAAATAGAGCCAGGTAGACCAGTCACCTTCGTCTGGAAGCTGCTCAGCTCTCGCTGCTAGCTTGACCCATTCCCCCCTGCGTATCGCTGTGAGATTCAAGGATTCGGATAATTTGTTGAGCTCGTTCTCGTAAAACAGTTCCATCATAAGTAGTCACCTCCACCTTAGATTCTTTTGGTGCGTAAAGTCCTAATAGCGCAGCTTCTTCTTTGAGAGCTGCCATAAAGTGTGGGAAAGCTTGTAGGTTGCCAGCTTCTACTAAAGGCCACAAGATATTGACCGTAGCTTCTAAGCGTTGCAAGTGGATCTGGCGGTATTCATTGACAGACTCAACAGGTACGCGCTCTACAGCTCTGAGCCAGGCTTCTCTAGCTCCTGTGTGATTGGCATATCCCAGGGTTTCAGCTATTTCCTGATAAGTCTTACCAGCTGTCCGTAGCTTTACTACTTCATACTCACGTTGTAAGACCGATATGTCCTTTTTAACCTTTTTAGCACGTTTGGCTATAGTTTGTGCTGGAATGTTAGTGTCAGACATAAACGTAACTCTACTGTAATTATTACAGGTGGTCTAAGCGTGAAGCTTTTGCATAGCTTCTAATCTCGCGTCCAGGAGATCATCTATGCTGCTTTCGAGAAGCTGTCTTTTGCGCCAGTCCATACGGTTGCCATACACGTCAGTTTTCAGCTGCGTGTACATATTGGCAATAGCCTCATCTAGCTCAGCTATAGAGACTTCTTCGGTGATAACAAGAGACACGCTAAAAGTTTAGCCGTGATTACTCTCTTTTCGCTTGCGATCGTAGGCTTTGACTTCCTCAGCTAGGTAATAGACCTTGCGTCCCTCACGCTTTTTCCAGACTATTCGCTGCCTGTGTTGAAGCTGGCGCAGGTTATTGAGGGTGACGCCTAGATAATCAGTTACCTGATGGCAGCTCCACCATTCAGTTTTTTTAAGTTTTACCACCCAGGGACGTCCTGGATACTAGCTACTTTTCCATAACTATCGGTTGTACGAGCTGACTTAATGTTGATTGAGACGTCGCTAGCCGTGATCTCGTTAGCTGACTTTTCGGTGCCGTCTTTGGCTGTGTACTTGGAGACGCCAAACTTACCGACGATACTTACAGAGTCGCCTTTACGCAGCTCACGAGCTATAGCGTCACCTTGACTGCCCCAGATATTGACACGAAACCAGATTGTCTCGCCGTCGCCTTTTGTTTTACTCCAGGGAGTATGAGCTAGTGAAAATGTACATAGCTGATAATCTTTAACTTGCTTAATCTCTGGATCTGATCCGAGATTGCCTGAAATAAAAATCTGATTCTGATTCATTTTGCCTCCGTAATAGTGCCGTCATCTGCTAATAAAACCATTAAACCTTCGGGTGTAAGCATAGGCGTTTCCTCTGGATCTTGCCAACTGCTGACCATATAGCCTTTAGCTGTAGCTTCTTTAGGCGCCAGGTGAATACTGTCCGTAGCTAAGTTATGACAGCTATGGTGTATCCAGATCAAGTTTGACGGTGTGTCTTTGCCACCTCTTGACTTGAGCTTCCTGTGGTGCAGTGCCATTGACTCAAGAGCTGGGCCACCACATCTTTCGCAGTAGCCAGCAGCTCGAGCTATTACTAAATCAACGACAGCTGCGTTGATCATTCCTCTTCGTCGTCGTCCTCGAATGGATCGCGTCCAGGACGTGTATCTATTGGCTCCCAGCTAGGAGCTACAGGTGTTATCCAGCTCATTTAATACCAATACCTCGTTTTCCAAAAAGACCAGGCCTGACAGGGTGATCCGTAACGTTTTGTTATATAACGCAGTCCAGCGGTTATTTGAACTATCGGATCTTTAGGCCGTACTGGGTAATTGTAGTTACTCCAGGTAGAGTCTAAAAATTGAGGAATGCCATAGGCCGTAGAGCTGTGATTAGCAGCTTTTGGGTTCCAGTGACTTTCGTGGGTCCAGAGCTGATTAAGGCAGGCGTACTGGTGGGCTCTATCTCTCCACTGGCGAGCTATAGCTACCTGGCTATAGGCCCTGGGAGACATTTGTATATGTACGGCTCTTGTTGGAGCTTGAGCTGCCTGAGCGCCTGCAACGTGCAAGAGTCCTACCGTAAAGGCTGTTAAAAGGACTTTTGCCTTATTTACTATGCGAAGACCTTTCCTCCAGATCCGCATACTCCGCAGGAGTTACCTGCGTATATCCAGCTGCCACACTTGCAGCGACTTATATTGTTATCGGTTGCTTGACTATTCATTTTCGTCCTCCTAATGAGAGATAGCGAATAGGGACTTTTATTCTACCTGTAAGTAACAAGATCTCCTACCAGGACGCTCGTGAAGCCCCGATAGGAGACCTTCTCTAATTGAGCCCAGGGGCAGGAATCCCTGAGCTCCTTCTAGGGGTTGCTAGCGACCCCTAAATCTATTTCCCAGCCTGTAAAGCTATTTTTTTTCCAGGCGCCTACGATCTGCTGTCCGCAGTATTTACAAACACCGTGAAGCGATCCGTAGGGGTCCATTTCGACCTTGCCGACTGCTACGTGGTTACAGATCACAAGTACCGTCCGAATATAGCTACATACCTTTTGGCTAGCTCTACAGCTTTTGGATTGAACTTTTCTCGCTTGAGCTCTAAACCATTGTCAATAGGGTATTTACAGATTATGCGCTGAGCTACCTGGATAGGCAGCTTAGGCTTAGGCAGGTCATACCCTAAAGCTTCTAAGCCAAACTCGTGAGCTATGTCATTTTTGATCTCTTCACGGTAGTCAAGTGTCATTATCTACCTCCCAGCTGGAGAATGAGCTGCTGAATCAAAGCTAGAAGCTGATTGAGCACTGAGTTATTACTGCTTTGAGCTATAGGGGTTATGGGAGTTATGGGAGTAACGGTTTGAGAAACAACCACGCGTGTTGGATTTGTGGGAGTAAAAGTTTGAACCGTATTTACCTGGGTAACAGCGCCAGTAATTTTGTCCGTATTGGTATCAGTTTGATTGACGGTCCATACATTTGTAACTGGATCGACGCTGACTTTATTGTTTGATTGAGCCCCAGTGCCATAACCAATACCGACGCCCTGGAGCGCATAATGCTGATTAGCTGGCAAAGTTATTTTGCTAAATAAGCTGCCTGGAGCGCAGGTTTGTGCGTCGCAGATTATTGCCTGCCCGACTGCATTATTGTTTTCATCTACAGCTACATAAACGTCAGCTAAAGCTGGTGTGATTGAAATAACCGTCAGCAAAGCTGCACCTATCGCTATTTTGTATTTCATTCTGTTCCCCTAACTCTATTGCGTCTTTCAGAATGACCTAAAACAATAGCTATAGCCCAGTCTTTTACCTCTTCTGGGTAAGGCTCACGATAAATATGTCCATTATCAGACATCATCATTTGACGGCCTGTATCTAGATTTTCAATTTTTTGAGCGAACCAATTTCGTAAATCTTCCTGGTCTACGTAAGTTTCCGTCTCTTTATCAAACCTGACTTTTTTAAATTGTCTACCAAAAATATCTGGCATTAGAGTCCCACACACCTTTCCATAGTTCCCCAGCAATAGCTTGTACCTGTCCACCAGATATGGCTTTCAACCCAATAGCCTGCAATAAGAGCTGCAATAGCCAGGATCGTTACCACTACTTTGCCTCGACGTGTTAGCTTCATTTCACTCCTCCAAAGATACTGAATAGAGCTGACAACAGGTCAGCAATACTGCTTTGTAATAATGCTAAAAATTGCAGATTTCTCATTTAGCTACGCCTATTGTTGTAAAACGCTTAGTCAATAGAGCTCCGTTTGGGTGCTCCAGGGTTATTGTGCGCTCAAAGCTAGCCATACCGTGATCGACAAACTTTGCGTAATCATTGGCTGCTTCGATTGCATTCTCGTAAAACTTCTGCCAGGTGATCTCACCGTCGAGATATTCGCGGATTGTGTACAAACCGTTATCTGGATAACTCATATTTTTACCTCCTCCGTAGCTAACTTTTTAATTTTCATCATTAAAACCTCAAAAGCATTAAAAGAAATCTCGTCTTTTGCCCAGGCTTTAGAAATCATTTTTGAGTGTTCCTCAAAATCAAGCATATTTTTAGATCTTGCATAGTTCTCAATTTGATAATAAAAGAACTCGTAATTTTTTCCACGTTCCTCAGCTTTTGCTGGATCCAAGTGGGTGTCTTGATTAAAAGCTTTTTCTATAAGCTTTTCAACCTGTTCCATTGTGAATAGCTGTGTCATTTATTTTACCTCCTGGTGAAATATGCAACGATCACTGTATTTATTTTGATTGCTTAGGCTTCCGTAGAAGCTAATACCAATATGGGCGCCGTCGTTGTAACAATTTTCTACGCTACACATTTTGACGCTCACGCTGCCACCTTCTGTCCAAACTCTTTATTACTTCTGAACAAGCTTGCCTGGTACGCGACCTCGCCTACGTTTTCACAGTAGACACCCTCGACGCTCCAGACTTTGACCAAAGCTGCCTTTTGATAGACGCGCTTGACTATGTACGTATTGTCACTAGCTAATTCAACCTCGACCCTGTACCCATAACCTACTGGCAAGATCACACCGTTTTCGCTAGCTTGAACTCGACCTCCGCTGATAGCTCCGACATTCCAGAACCCGATTTGATCGAGGATCACTCTACGATCTACTTTCATTTTTTACCTGCTTTCCGAGAGGATTCCTGCCCTCTCCATTACTAAGTGTAACGGTTACACCCAGGTTGTCAAACATCTAGGCCCAGTGACTCTGGTGCAAC